TAATAATATAACACATACACAACATACACATGAAGAGGTACCAGGTACTGGTGGTGCAAGTTCTCCAACACCTGCAACACAACAAACATCTGCACCTACTACTGGGACATAAAAAATGAGTTGTTCAGAAAATAGTTTATTAAAAGGAATTAAGGATAAACAAGCACAATTGGATTCTCTTTTAGAAGGAGGAAAGGCTCAATTAGCTTCAATGTCCTCTAAATTAAATGAATTAAAAGTTGATTTGGATTCATTTAAACCTGAATTGCCTAACATTGGTGGATTACAAAAAGAATTATTAGGCCTTGCGGCACTGACAACACCTGAAGGTTTGGCCGCAAAAATAGCAGAATTAAATGAAAAATATGGAGCAAATGTTCCTAATTTATCAGCACTGATTAGTGGTTTAGGATTAGATAGTTTTCCACCATCAATTAATATATCTAATATATGTGACCAAATACCAAATGTCGAAGAAAAACCTGATGGAACAATAAAAGAAGAACCAAAGGAATCAAAACCTGCAGAGGAAAAACCACCAGAACCTACACCAGAAAAGAAAACAGCACCTGTTGAACCTATTGATTTAGATAAGTATGAATTAAATAAAGATTTATTAAAGAGAGTATACTCTATTTCGAAAGAAAATCTTGGAATAGGACCAATCACAAGAGTATTTAGTAGAAAAAAGGATAATCAAACATTATATGATTTAACAGTGCCTGAATTAATTGCAGAACTTGCAGAGGCTGGTGGTTCAACATTTGATGATTATAAAATATATGATTACACCTATGCTGATTTACAAAAGGAAAGGGAAAAGTTTTTAAAGAAAAAGAATGCAGAAGGTAAATGGGATTTTGCTACAGAAGGAAGAATATTTGCAAAGGAATATGATTTAGCAAAGGCCTATGCTGCAAGTGTTGGAAATCCACTTCAGTTTGCTGAAAGTTTTAATATTGCGGCGACACAATCTGTAGAAAGACGAAAGGAGAAACTTAAAACTTCATAAAATAGTTTATAAATAGATATATGGCAGGAATAAATCAATCAGACTTTAGTATTACAAGTGATATTTCAAAATCTCAAATAGTTTCCAGAAAGAAACCACATAGAGATTTGGACTTATCTCTTAAAATACACCCAATCAGAAAGGATATTATACCTTTAAAGGACGATAATGCGATAAAAAATGCATTAAAAAATTTATTGGTAAGTAATTTTTATGATAGACCTTTTGCAAGTGATAAAGGTGCAAATCTAAAAGGGCTTTTGTTTGAACCCGCAGATGTGTTTACTAAAATTTCATTAAGAAAAAATATAACGAATGTAATAAAAAAATATGAACCTAGGGTATTAATAAGAAAAATAATAATTAATGATGACCCAGATGCTAATTCATATAGAATAAATGTAAATTTCCAAATAAAAGAATATGACACAAACGATAATGTTTCAATCGTATTAAGAAGGTTAAAGTAAAATGGCAAGTAATTTAAATGTAACAGAATTAGATTTTAATCAAATCAAACAAAATCTAAAAAATTATCTAAAACAACAATCACAATTTAATGATTATGATTTTGAAGGTTCAGGTCTGAGTGTTTTACTTGATGTCCTTGCGTATAATACTCATTATAATGCAATGAATGCTCATTATTCATTGAACGAGGCATTTCTTGACTCTGCACAGATAAGAGGTAATGTCGTAACAAGAGCAAAATTATTAGGATATACTCCTAGGTCTGTATTATCTCCAAGAGCACAGGTAAATTTAGTAGTTACAAAAGCAACAAGTGGAACTATAGCAACAACCCTTACATTACATAGAGGAACAAAATTAAAAACATTTGCTGACGGACAAGAATTTCAATATGTTGTTTTAGAAACACAGACTGCAAATTTGGTAGGAACAACTTATACATTTGAAAATGTAGTAATAGTGGAAGGTAGTATAAGAGAATTAAAATATAGAGTTGATAATGATATAGAGAATCAAAAATTTCAACTTACAGATTTTAATGCTGATACATCATCACTTCGTGTTCGTGTACAAGCAAATGAAAACGATGCTACAGGATTTGATATTTATACTAAATTCGAATCACTTAAAAATGTAGATGCGTCAAGTAAAGTTTATTATTTACAAGAAAATGCCTCTGGTTATTACGAAGTATATTTTGGAGATGGCGTAACAGGATTTAAGCCAACAAATAATAATGTTGTAACAATTGATTATGTCACAACAGATGGTAGTGAATCAAATGGTGCAAATACATTCAGTATGGTAGATAATGTAGAAGGTCTTTCTGATATTGTAATTACAACTTCAGTTGCTTCTGCAGGTGGTTCTGAGGCAGAAACACTTGAATCAATTAGATTTAATGCACCGTTAACATTTACAACACAAAATAGAGCTGTAACATCAGAGGATTATGCAGCAATTATTAAAAAGGAATTTAGTAATATCGATTCAATATCAACATGGGGTGGAGAAGATAATGACCCACCAGATTACGGAAGAGTTTTTGTTTCAATAAAACCTTTATTATCCAATGCATTAACTGATGCAGAAAAATCAGATATTACTGGTGCGATATTAAAAGGTAAAAATGTGGTATCAATTACACCACAAATTGTCGACCCTAATTTTACTAATTTAGAATTGGATGTTGACTTTAAATATAATCCAAATTTAACAGATAGAAGTTCTGTTGAATTACAATCAGTGGTAAGAGATACAATATCAGATTATAATTTTAATAACTTAAATAAATTTGATGGTGTGTTTAGGCATTCACAATTAACAAGAGCAATCGATAGTTCAGACCCTGCGATATTAAATACTGTTATTCGACCAAGAATGTTCCAAAGCATTACACCTACAAGTGATACAACTGGTGCGATTGAATTACAATCACATGAATTAACATTTGTGGCTCCGTTTTTCCAATCAGGACAATCAACCAAATTTGTTTTATCATCAACAGCATTTGGATTAAATACAGACCCAGCTACTGACCACTTTTTTGGTGATATTCCAATTGTAGGTTCCACGAATAGAACAGTAATAATATATAAAGTGGTAAATCAAGAGAATGTAACGGTGGTAGCCGACGCAGGCTTAATGGAACCAGAAAATGGTAAGGTAACACTAAACAATTTTAAAACAAGTAGCACCGCAGCTATTAGAATAACTGCATTACCTAACTCACTTGACCTGGCGCCAAAGCGTAACCAATTAATTTCAATTGATAATTCATTTGTGACCATACTACCAGAGATTGACACAATCGCAGTTGCTGGTTCATCTGGTTCAATAACATATACAACAACATCTAGATTTAAATAATGGCAAATAGAAAATCAATATCTTCGGGTTTTGTCGAACTTGATAATTCGACTCTAAGGGATACAAAGGAGAATATTCGCCTTGACCAATTATTGCCACCTGATATATTAGCAGATAAAACTAAATTAGACCAATTATTACAATCATATTACACGTTCATGAATATGGACGAATTTATATATCAGGAAAATGAAGTATTTACCGATGTTGTTTTAGATGGTATCGCAAGGTTTAGAATATCAGACCCAAACAATACTAACAGTGAATTTTTTACTGATGAAACTGGTGCTTCATCAAAATTAATACTTACATCTCCGACTGGTAAATCACCTGCAGAATTTACTTTTGATGGTTCATCTAGTTCAATTGTAAACACATCAAATAATTCTCTTGATTTAACAGAATTTCAACAGAAGGCTTTACCAGTAGGAACAAAAATACAATACGATACTGGTGACGGAACAACAATTGGTGGGTTAACAGATGACTTTGAATATTTTGTTGTATTTAGTTCAAACAGTCAAATTAAATTAAGTCTTACTAAAGGCGGTAGTGCAATTAATTTATCATCTGTGGGAACAGGTAGAATACATAAAATACGAGGGGCATTTGCCACAATGGAAATACCTCTTACAGCTGTAAATGTGGCGATTACAAATGGTAATGACTTACCAGGTTCACTTGCAGAATCAACATCTGAAATAGGTAAAACATTTTCAGTAAATGGATTAACATCATTTAATAATTATTCAGCACAATTAACAACAATAGTAAAATATTGGGTTGGTCCAGGTCCATCGTGGGTAATGAATAACATTGAAGCGGCAATGGATATTGACCGAAATGAATCTAATTATTTAGAATTAATGCAGAAAGAAATTGCATCTGCCATACCAAGAGATGTTACTGTTAATAAAAGAAACCTTTATAAAAGAATACTTGATTTTTATAAGGTAAGAGGTTCCTCTGATGCGATTGAAATATTTTTTAGGTTATTATTTAACGATTCAGTGGAAGTTGAATTTCCATATGATTCAGTATTAATACCTTCATCTGGTGGTTGGGACCAACCAGAAACTGTAACCACTACACTAAATGGTGCAGTAAATAATTCAAATACACTTACAATTATATCAGCAAATGATGGTATTAGACTTTCATCTAAATTAACTGTAGGTACAACAATTGGTCTTACTGATGATATTCGTGTTTCAGCAATTAATGGTACAACAATTACACTATCTCATAATGTAACATTAGCAGATACAACAACGATTAATTTTGTACCAAGAGGAATTTATTTAGATAATAAAGGATTCCTATCAAATAATATTAAAATACAAGATAGTAAAAAATTCCAAAAGTTTTCGTATTTAATTAAAACAGGTAAAAATTTATCTGATTGGGAAAATGTATTTGATAAATTAGTACATCCATCAGGGTTTATTTACTTTGCTGAAATATTAATTTTCTTAGAATTATCAAGGAAGATTTTAGGTGATGATAGTTTTGATGTTGATACAGTGAGATGGGACGAATTAACAAAAATAATTAGAAAAGTTTTATCAGCAATGCCTATCAGACAACCAGGTGTAATTGGAGTCGAAGATGTTCCAATTCTTGTGGAAATGTTTGCTTCTACATTCTTACCTGGAATAGAAGCCAAAATACATAAATCAGGAACACTTTCACTTGGTCTTAAAAATGGTGTTATAACAGGAATTAATGTTACGACTGCCGGTTCTGGTTATACATCAGCTCCTGCAGTAACATCAACAGATGCTGGAACGCCATCAGGTCACACGACAGCCACATTAACTGCAGTTATTGCTAACGGTAAATTAACAGGAGTTACAATAGGTAATGGTGGTAAAGATTATAATGTTCCATCAGTTACAATTGCAGCACCTGCAGATATAACATTTAATGGTTCAAGTAGTTCCATTGTAAGTGTTTCAGGTAATAGTATCACATTAACAGCACCACAAGCTGCAGCATTTCAAGTACTTGACCAAATAACATATACGACCACAGGTACATCGATTGGTGGATTAGTATCTGGTACAACTTATTTTGTAAAAGCAAAATCAGGAAATGCTATTACTTTATCAGCAACTTCAGGTGGTGCAGTAATTAATATATCCGGATTAGGAGCAGGAACAACACATAAATTTAAAGGACAAACCGCAACAGTCACCGCAAGTAAAACAGATGGTCAGCTAGAAAGTGTAACAATTGTTGAACCTGGATTTGGTTATCCCTCTGCTCCTGCAATATCATTTAGTGGAGTTGAATCATCAAGTGGTAGTGGAGTAAATCCATCTGTCACAATAGGAATTACATCAGACGGCGAATTAAATAAAAATGCTATTACAATTAATACTGTAGGTGGTGGTTGGTCAAATTTATTTGCAACACCTGCGGCCAATACAAATGCAAGTAAAATTGCAACAGTAAGAGTATTCGGTAAAGCAGATAAAGCATATACAACGGCACCAGCAATAAACTTTACACAACCAACAGCAACAGATACAGAAGGTAATCCGTTAAGCACAAATGCAATTGCAGTAGCTAATTTTGTTCTTGATTCTGATAAACAAATATCAAGTGTAAATTTATCAAACCCTGGAAGTGGTTATGTAGATGACCCAATTGTAACATTAGGTAGTGCTGTTTCAAATGAACAAAGAGTTGCAGAGGTACCAGAAAAGGTTATTATATCATTAAATCACAATGATGTAAACAATTTAATGACACAAATTAAAGTAAATCCAAAACAATCATCTGGTTCAAAAAGAGGATATACATTATATGATGGTCAAAGATTTGATGTGGCAAAGGATACATTACACCCATCATCAAATCCTGATTTTACAATAACACAACAAACACCAGTTGCAGACAAATTTTTATCAGAACACACAGTAAAGGTATTGGACCCCAATTTTAGAACCATTATAAATAATAATTACATACAAAGGAAAGGCACAGACAATTTCTTTACTAGTGCAAGATTGTATAACACAAACCAAACAATTGAATTTTTAGGAAGTAAAACCTTACAAACTATCAATTCAAATGATATAAATAAGTATAATACACGAACATTCGTGGAAATAGAATAATAGGAAATAATTATGGCAGCAATAGTATCATCAAATTTTAGGGTTTTAAACGCTAATAACTTTAAAGAAGATGTATCCGATAGCAGTGTCTATGTAGCAATAGGTAAATCAGATGTGTGGTCAAATACTACATCAGACACAGTTGACGGAACACCAGCAACTCCAAATGACCATTTGGATGATTTAGGGGAATTAAGAGCACAATTAACTGGTATGAAGAAGGTTACAGCTTCTGATTTATCAAATGTAGTACCAAGATACACTTGGACTTCTGGTAATTCATATCATGCATGGAAATCAAATGACGCAAGTATTTTTGATAAAGCATTTTATATCGTAACATCAGAATTTAAAGTTTATAAATGTATTAAGGCCGGCGGTGGAGCTTCAAGCATTCAGCCAACTCAAACATTAACTGACCCAACAGCTGAATCAGATGGTTATACATGGAAATATATGTATACTATTGGTGTTGCTGATTCAACAAAATTCTTAACAAATGCATATATGCCGGTTAAAACAATTTCATTAAGTGCTGAAGCAGTTATCGCTGCCACGACCTCTTCAAGCACTACTGTAACACTAACTGCATCTAATCTAAATATTTTAGTTGGTATGACCGTTTCGGGTACCGGTATTTCTGGTACACCAACGGTTTCAGCTAGAAATGGTAATGTATTAACACTTTCTGCTGCACAATCACTTACTGCAGGAAATAGATTAACATTTGCTTTTGCTAACGATGCTGCGGCAGAATCAAATCTAACTGAATCAGATTTCGCACAATATCTAAACCAAAAGGCTTCAAGAGATTCCTCAACAGCGGCGGGTATAGAACATATTACTGTAACAGCTGGTGGTACAGGTTACACTAACGGAACACATGAATTTGCTGCTGGTAGTTCAGGTGCAAGATTTGTAACAATTACAGGTGATGGAACAGGAGCAACTGCAACAGCAACAGTAGCTAATAACACAGTAACAGGAATCACAATAACAAATAAAGGAACTAATTATACAGTGGCTGATATTGTTATTGCTGGACAAGGTGGTTCAGACGCCACAGCAGAGGCAACTCTTGCTCCTAAAGCAGGACATGGAGTTGACCCAGTATCAGAATTAGGTGGATTCTTTAGTTCACTTAATGTTCAATTGGACGGTGCAGATGGTAGTGGAGATATTACAGTAGGTAATGACTTCAGACAAATTTCTTTAATTAAAGAACCAAGAGTTTATAACGCAACTCCATTGGCTGGTGCAGTTGCAACTGCTGATACATTAAAAGCAACAAAAGCTTTAGATTTTACTGGTTCAGCAAGTGGCGTAAATGCATATCAAGTTGATGAATTATTAGTTCAAGCAACAACTGGTGCACAGGGATATGTGGTTGAAATAGACGCATCAAATGGTTATGTTCATTATCATCAAAATGATAAAACAGGTTATACAGCATTTGGTGCTGGATTGGTTGTAACTGGCCAAACAAGTACAACTGCATTAACCACTGAATCAACTCCAGTAATTAATCCGGAAGTTGATAGGGCAAGTGGTGAAGTATTATTTTATGAGAACAGACAAGCAATTAGCAGAACAACAACACAGATTGAAGATATAAAACTTATATTAGAATTCTAATATAAAATAGGAAACATTTATGAGTACAACAGTAGTAAAACAATACAATAATAGTCCTTATTTTGATGATTTTGACGAAACTAAAAATTATCATAGGATATTATATAAACCAGGATTTTCAGTTCAAGCTCGTGAGCTTACTCAAATGCAAACAGCCTTACAGGCACAAATTGACAGACATGGTCAATATGCATTTAAAGATGGTTCAAGAGTTGTAAATGGTAAAGCTACATTAAATGTTGAATATGATTATTTAAAAATAGAATCATCTTTTTGGAATGGTTCTGCTACAGTTAATTCAGATACCTATTTAACGAGTTTAAAAGGCAGTGTACTTACTGGAACCGGAAACTCAACAAATCAGGTAACCGCAGAAGTTTTAGATATTATTGCTTCAGAAGGCAGTGACCCAAATACATTATTTGTAAGATATACAAGCGCTGGTGGGGCAAATAGAGAAGTACCTAAATTTGTTGCTGGTGAATTAGCACAATCAAATGCTTCTGGCACTCCATTTATTATGGTCGGTGGTGGTAGTAATACCAATAACGCTGGTGCAGCTTCATCAATATCCAATCCTATAGGATTGGGTGCTTCAGTAAACTTAGAAGAAGGTGTGTATTTTATTGCTGGTACATTTGTTTATGTCCCTGCAGGTTCAATTGTATTATCAAAATACTCAAACACACCTAGTAATATTATTGGTTTAAAAGTAACTGAAACATTAGTTAATTCAAATACAGATGGTACACTTGTTGATAATGCTCAAGGCACACCTAATTATTCTGCTCCAGGCGCGGACAGATATCAAATATCAACAACACTAATAAAAGAACCATTAGATATTGCAAGTAGAACAGAAAATGATTATATTACATTATTGGTTGTTGAAGATGGTAAAGCTTCAGCTGATAAAACAGATAAAAATCAAGGGACTGAATTATCAGAGAGATTAGCAAGAAGGACATTTGAGGAATCAGGTGATTATTCAGTTAATCCATATCAGTTAAATGTTAAGGAACATTTGGATAATCTAACTAATAATGGTTACCTAATTCAAAGTAATGGTGGAGATGCTGATAAATTAGCAATTGGTGTTGAACCTAATGTTTCATATGTAAAAGGATTCAGAGTAGAAAATACAACAACAAAATATTTAGAAGTGAATAAGCCACGAGGCACTGATGCTCAGGTTGATGTTAACCAATCACAACAAACATTAAATTTAGGTAATTACATTGAAGTGGACGAAAGTAATTCACTTGGTATGCCTGATATAGCTGAATATGATACCATTGACCTACATGATGCGACAAATGGTGGTGGAAACATCAGAGGAACAGCAAGAGTAAGAGGCGTAAGACAAGGTTCAAGTTCAACAAAATTATATTTACATTTATTTGATATAACATTTAATGCTGGTTATACCATGGCAAATATTGCTAGTGTCCAATGGAACGATAGTGGAACAGTAAAATTTAGAGCTAATTTAGGTTCAGATAAAACAATTAAGGAAACCGGATTTAATACATTGGTATATAAATTACCATTTAATGCGGTCGCACATTTAAGGGACCCAGGCTCAACAGCATCAAGTCCTTCTTATAATACAGCATATGTTGTACGACAAACATTTACAACTGATGCAAATAACCTTGCTGATACAATTACTGGTGCTAAATTTATAAATGCATCCTCAGTTGTTGCATATGTTTTAAATGGTAGTACTTATGGTGCATTGGACGCAAGTCCAGCATGTACAATTTCAGGTAATGGTGGAACAATAACATTCACAAATGTTTCTGGTACTACTAGTTTACCATCAGGTGCAAGGGTAGTATATTCAGTTGATGTTTCATATACAGGTGCTGCAGCTAAAGTAAAAACAAGAGCAAATGTAACAACATCTGCAACTGCACTTTCTAGTGGTTCATTAAGTTTAGGTAAATCAGATATTATAAAAGTTAATTCAATTAAGGTTGGAACAACTGATGTAACAAATTTATTTACACTTGATAATGGACAAAGAGATAATTTCTATGATGTAGGAAAGGTCGTTTTAAAACCAGGTGAATCTGACCCAGGTAGTATTGTAGTTGATTTTGACCATTATACACATAGTGGTGCTGGTAGTTTCTTTACTGTTGATTCGTATGTATTATCAAACCCTGCAGGCGAATATGATAATATACCAACATTTAGTGGAGCAAATGGTACAATCGAATTAAGAGATGCGATTGACTTTAGACCAACAGTTAATGATAGTGGAACATTTGCGGCAGGTACAAATTTATCATTATCAAATCCACCAACACCAAGTAGTAATTTTATTGCTGATGTGACTCACCATTTACCAAGAATAGATAAAATCTATGTAACGAGAAAAGGTGAGTTTAAAACAGCTGTTGGTGTCCCAGATTCTAATCCAAAACCACCTGCAGTCCCAGATGACGCAATGGGTATATACAATTTAAGATTATCACCGTACGTGTTCTCTTTATCTGGTGTTAAACCACAATTAATAGAAAATAAAAGATTTACAATGCGTGATATTGGTTCAATAGAAAAACGTGTTAAAAATTTAGAATACTTTACATCACTTTCACTATTAGAGCAAAGTGCAGCTGATGTTGATATGAGAGATTCACAAAGTAATACCAGATTAAAAAATGGATTTATTGTAGATAATTTCACAAGTCATGGTATTGGTGACCCATCAAATCCTGATTATTCAGTTTCAGTCGATAGGCAAAATGGAATATTAAGACCTAAATTCGATGAACGTAATACTAATTTAATTAGAAAAGCAGCAGACAGTGGTAATTGTGTTAATAATGCTGGCATTGTAACCATGGAAATGGATACCGATGTTAATTATATTAACCAACCTTATGCATCAACATTCTCAAATGTAAATCCATATAATGTATTTAGTTGGGCAGGAGTTATAGAATTATCTCCTGATTCTGATGAATGGAAAGAAACAGATGTAAGACCAGCAGTTGTAATAGATGATTCTTCTTCTTTTGACCAATTTAAGAAAATGTCTGAAGAAACAGGAATTTTAGGTACTGTATGGAATGAATGGGAAACAAACTGGACTGGAGTTGATATAGATGAATCAACAGAAACATCTGGAACAGCACCAGGCAGAAGAGGCAGAAACCAATTTGGTTTACCTTGGTGGTTAATGGAAGATGAAAGAGAAGATTTCTTTGATATTGGAACAGCTGGTGGTGGACAACAAAATACAACAATTACTACAACCACTACAACCACAGGTCAGTCAAGAGATGGTATACAAACGGATTTGGCATTTGATACTGTAACAAGGTCAGATGGCAGAAAAGTTGTTGAGGTTAACTTTGTACCATTTATTAGGTCAAGAAAAATATTCTTTAAGGCACAATTATTAAAACCAAATACAAAGGTATATGCATTCTTTGATGGTGCTGATATATCTGAATTTGTAAAAGAGGAATCATTTACTCATTTTTCAAGTACAAATTCTGTAACTACATTCGAAGGTGCAATTACTCACCCTAGTACAAAAAGTGCTTTGGAATCAAATGGTTCCGGTGTTATTGAAGGTTCATTTATTATACCAAGAAATGACGCATTAAAATTTGCTACTGGTACAAGAGAATTTAGATTAACTGACAGTTCAACAAATAATAAAAATACAGAAACAACATTTGCTGAGGCACAATATCATGCACAAGGATTATTAGAAACAACAGAAGAAAGAATTGTTTCTACAAAAGTGCCAAGATTAGTACAATCAGAATTAAACCAAGACAGAACATTGGTTGATACTAGTGTGTCTGAAACAACAACATGGATTGACCCAGTTGCAGAAACTTTCCTAGTGGATAAAGAAGGCGGTATATTCTGTAAATCAGTAGACTTATATTTTAAATCAAAAAGTGCTACTATTCCGGTTAGAGTAACAATCAGAACAACATTAAATGGGGTTCCAACACAAAGAATAGTACCAGGTGCTGATAAGATATTATATCCAGGTTCAGTAAATACATCTGCAACTGCAGCATCTACTACTAATTTTGCATTTGATTATCCTGTGTACTTATCACAAGATACAGAATACGCACTTGTTATCACTTCACAATCAGATGATTACGAAGTATGGGTAGCTGAAATGGGTGGATTTGATGTTACTGATGTATCAAAAAGAATTACAAAACAACCATATAATGGTGTATTCTTCAGTTCACAAAATGCTTCAACATGGACACCAGAACAAAGTAAGGATTTAAAATTTAAATTAAATAGAGCTAAATTTAAAACAGGACAGACAAATAAGATTACATTTGTAAATGATGCTGTACCTGCAACAACACTTCAATCAAATGCTATGTTTACAACTAGTGGAAGTGCGACAATTAAAGTGTTACATAAAAATCATGGATTGCATAATGCTTCTGATAAGGTTTTAATTAATGGTGTTGTTGGAACAGGAAGTCCTCAGAAAATAAATAATATTCCAATTACAGAGATAAATGGTGTAACACATACCATATCTGCTGTGACGCATGATACATATTCAATTACTGTATCAACAAACGCAAACGCAAGTGGATATGCTGGTGGAGTTGGAATTAAAGCTAATGGAAACAGACACATGGATTTATTATATCCAGTAATTCAAAACATGCAAGTGCCTGGAACATCAGCAAGATTTTTCTTAAAAACAAGAACATCAAAAAGTATAGATGGTAGTGAAGTAGGATATTCAGAAACAACATCAGGTACTGATGGATATGAAATATTACCAAATAGAAATTTTTATTTTCCAGTACCTCAGGCTATATTCTCTTCTAAAAATGAGGAATTAAATTTATCTAGTGCAAAATCATTTGAATTAACTTGTGTAATGACCTCAACAAACGATGCATTATCACCAGTTATTGATATGAATAGATTATCTGCAAATACAATTCAAAATATTGTAACAAGTAATGATGGTTCATTAAATGGTGTTTCATTGCCAGAGACTGATGCATCAGGTGGTGCAGAAATATCTAAATATATAACTAAGAAAATTGAATTGGCTGAACAGGCAGATATTGCCACAGTATTTGTAAATATTTTAAAACCAGGTGGTTCAGAAGTAGAACTATATTGGAGAGCAGTTAATGGTGATACAGATATTAATACTGTTTCATTTACACAACAATTACCAGTAGGTGGTACAATACCATTTAATGCATCGACATTCCAAGAAGTTCAATTTGATGTTGACCCATTTGGACTTAATGCAAGTTTTAGTGCAATTCAATTTAAATTAGTACTGAAAGGAGAAAATTCAGCGCAACCACCATTAGTAAAAGATTTTAGAGCAATCTGTGCGACATAGGATATAAAATGGCAAGGAAAAAAATAAAAGAAAATAAAGATTTAGTAAAAGATACAAATACTGGAGCAGTTATAAATACTAATAGTAATGCTTTTGCAGCGAGAAGAGAACAAATGAGACTTGCTCAGGAAAAGGATAATAAAATTCATCAACTTGAAAAGGATGTTGCTGAATTAAAAAAATTAATAAAAGGTTTGAGTAAATAATTATGCCTATCAATAACGAAACAAGAATACAAAAAACTGAT